CGATACCGAATCGACCTGGAGCACCAAAGCCAACCGGATTTCCCTTATCACTTCGACCGACGACAAGCCGAGTTAGTCTGCGAGTTCTTCCCTCTCGTCTTGCGTCATTCCGTCGGAGAATTCGCGGAAAAGCCCCTTGTCCTTGAGGATTGGCAGCTATTCGGGCTATGGAACATCTTCGGGTGGAAACGCGACGAAGACGGCTCAAGGCGGTTCCGTAAAGTTTATTGGTCGATGGGCCGGAAGAATGGCAAGAGTACACTCATCGCGGGGCTTTGTCACTTCCTTGGGATGGCCGACATTGACCCAAAGACCCGCAAGCCCGAAGCGGTAGGGCAGATCCTCCTGACGGCAACCAAAAAAGAACAGGCCGACGTTGTCTATTCCGAGTGCGAAAGGATGGTTAGCCAGTCTCAACCACTACTAAAGTACACGGACATAAAAAACGAAACGATAACCTTCAAGCACAATCAATCGTTTATCCGCAAGGTGTCGAGCGAAAAGCCTTTCGACGGATTGAACCCGCATGTTGTGGTAATGGATGAGTTGCACGCATGGGGAGCGTATCATCGGAAGTTTTACGATACGATGGTGACAGGCTCGGCTAGTCGCTCGCAGCCATTGCACTTGATTATCACTACGGCAGGGGCCGACGACTCGCACCTATGGCTAGAGGAATACAACTACGCTGTCAATGTTGTTTCTGGCATCCACAGCGACAACACGCTATTCGCTCTAATCTACGAGCTAGACGATAAAGACGACCCGGGCGATGAGGCGAACTGGAAAAAGAGCAATCCGAATCTCGGCGTTTCAGTAAAGGCTGATTACCTTCGGGAGCGATGGAACGAATCCAAGGCAACCGCGATCGGCATCAATCGATTCAAGCGGTTTCACGGCAATACCCTAGTATCATCGACCGAAAAAGCCTTCGACCTAAACGACTTCGATGCTTGCGTTGGGGCTCATAGCGATTGGAGCGGGGCCGACGCTTTCGGCTCAGGGGTTGACCTTGGAGCACGCGACGACTTAGCGGCGTATGCTCTTTGTGCTCGATTCCCGATCGATACCGACGCCAAAGGCAAAACGGTTTTTCGCTACGAGATTAAAACGCGGGCGTTCATTGCGGCAGACTCAAAGCGGGATTTGACGGCCATGCCGTTCTCTGAGTTTGTCCACACCGAAGAATTGTTCAAATGCACTTACCCGATCGAGGATTTAACCGAATCGCTAATTGAAGAGATCGAACTCTACGGCATTGAGCAAGTAGCCTATGACCCTTACAACGGGCAGCAACTCGGCGAAAAGATAGGCAAGGCTGGAGCGACGGCGGCCAGGATGGCACAGAACCAAGCCAATTTTAACGAAGCTATCCGCGATTTTATTCAGCTAATGAAAGACGGGCGGTTGGTATTCTTGGAGTCCAAGTTGCTTCGATGGTGCGCGAACAATGCGATGATATGCAAGGATCGCCAAGATCGATGGATGTTCGATAAGGCCAAGTCGAAAGACAAGATCGACCCAATCGTAGCGGCGGTGATGGCTTACAGGATTGCCAGTTTGCAGCCTGAGCGTTCTTCGGGTAAACTTTACGTGACTTAAGGAGGCTCGGATGAGTTTATTTAGCGTGTTTGCTCGATGGATGGGGCTAGACGATGACTCGTATTTGAGCGGGCGTAGGGTCGGCGTGAACGAGGCTCTAGGAGTCCCTCCGGCTTGGTACGCGCACAACAAGCTAACCGGGGATTTCGGGCGAATCCCTGTTGACGTTAAGCGGGTAGTTGGGCAGGGTTCGATCAACGATACTTTGCATGTTGGCTACCAGCTACTCAGGGAGCAACCGAATAAGATCCAAGCCCCATCGACTTTCAAAGAGCAATTCTTGTCCCATGCTATTCTCAAGGGTAATGGCAGGGCGGCTATCATTCGCAACGCTCGGACGATTACCGAGCTAATCCCCATGATGCCCGATGCGACTTGGACGATCATTCACGAGGGCGAAAAGTACCACATCACGAAGCCGGACAATCAGAGCAAGAAGAATCTTTTCGATGCTTACGATGCGGACTCGAACGGCTACCTAGTTTTTCACGATGCCGACGTTTTGCACGTTCCCGGCTTTTCCTTCGATGGCGTCGAGGGTATCGGCTTGCTCGATGTTGCCAATAAGACATTCGCGACGGGCAGCGAAGAGGTCAATTTCAAGCTCAACCAACTCAAGCGGGGCTTTCGAGGCAAGCTATTCCTTGAGGCTCCATCGGGTGCGTTACGAAAGACCGAGGACGCCAAGGAGTTTATCGACGAATTCAACAAGACCGAAGCAGGCAGCGACAACGCGGCCAAGGCCGGATTGCTACGCGAAGGCATCAAGGCTAACGCGGTCTCGATGAACAACAACGACGCTCAATTCGCGGCCTTGCAGAAGCTAACCCGGCAGGAAGTCGGTATGCTCTTTGGCCTTGAGGCGATGCCAGGGGATGGCGAATCGAGTAGCTACAGCACAAGGGAGCAAAGCCAGCTAGCTTACCTTCAATGCCTAGACCACTGGCTAGTTAAGTTCGAGGAGCAGTGCGATATGAAGCTTCGCACTCGACGCGAAAAGAATTCCCGGGAAGTTTATTTCAAGTGCAACCCGGCAGCGTTGTATCGAACTGACCTAGCAACGACGATGGAATCATTCTCCAAGGCTATCGCATCAAGGATCATGAACCCCAACGAATGCCGGGCCAAGCTAGACCTGAATCCTTACGTCGGCGGCGATCAATTTATCAACCCGGCAATCAGCCCAGCGACCGGGGAGCAATCGCCAGACGAAGCAGAGGGCACGCCAGAGGACGACCAAGAGGACTCGCAAGAGGACAGCCAAGAGCAGGCCCGAAACGATCGAGCCGTCGAGCAGATGCTACGTGGGCTCATTAGGACCGAAGGCAATAACGCTATCAACGCATCGAAAAAGGCTCAATTCGTCGCTTGGATCGGCAAAAAGTACCCGCAATGGGAGGCGAAGCTTGCCGACAAGATCGAAGCGATCGGGCTCGACCGTGACCTAGCAAGGCTCCACTGCGAAAAATCGACGCAAATTTTAGCGACTTTGGCGGCTCAATATGGTGGCGAATCGCTGCAAAAAGCCGTCGAAAACGAGGTTAAAACGTGGGAAAACAGGCTATTTGAACTGAAAGGCGCGAAATAATGATCGAAGTCAAAGCAGAAACCAACGAAATCCTTTTAAGCGGTATCGTTGGCGATGGATGGGATGAATTTCCGATCACGCAAAAGGGCGTCGTTGATGCGTTGCGTTCTTTCGGATCCAGTCCGGTGACGATCAGGATCAACAGCCCAGGAGGCGCAGCCGATGAGGGTATCGGGATCTACAACGCACTTCGATCACACGGCGGGGAGGTTACGACCATCAACGATAGCCTAGCAGCGTCGGCGGCTAGCGTGATTTTCTTGGCCGGCAAGAATCGCCTAATGGCCGACGGATCGCGGATTATGATCCATCGAGCGATGGCCTTCGCTATGGGCAACCAAGATGAATTGGGCAAGGTGATTTCGGCATTGAAAAGCTATGACGCGTCGCTGGTCGATATTTACCGGCAATTCATCGGCAAGGAGCCTTCGGAGATCGAATCGCTGATGGCTGCCGAGACTTGGTACAACGTGGACGACGCTATAGCCTCTGGTCTAGCCACTGGGCGCGTCGAGAATGGCAAGAAGTACAAGAAGCCGAAGAACGCTTTCGACTCGGCAGCGACAATGCTGGCACGCCAGAAAATGGCTCAGTTCTCAAAACACTTGACAAGCCCAGGCCAGTAGCCTAGATTTATTGCGTCGGGCAGAAGTCTCGACAACTCTGCAACTTATTAGCGGCAGTGACACACGGTTAAAAACAGTTTGTTTCCCGTGGCAGTCATGCCGCTATCTTGGTTTTTAGACTGCCACACATCCCAATAAGGGCAGTCGAAATGAAGAGCGCGAAAGCACTAGCAGACGAAATCCAAGCCTTGCAAGCCAAGGTTCAAGCGATTCAAGCAATCGCAACCCAAGAGACCCGCGAATTGCTCGAAGATGAGCAAGCCGAGATCGATACCATCCTCGGGACCGAAGGCAAGCCGGGCCAGATCGAAAATCTTGCCAAGCAACGCGAACGGGCGATGAAGATCGAGCAAGCCGTCTCCAACACGGTTCGCCAACACGTTGACAGCCAGCCTCTCGCAGGGGCTACCTTCCGAGTCCCGGCAACGGCTCGGGCAACTCGCACGCTTAAGGCCTTTAAGGGGCCAGAGGCAGAGCGATCGGCTTACGCTTCGGGCCAGTTCTTCCGAGCCTTGAACGGCAACGGGCAAGCTCGCCAATGGTGTCGCGATAATGGCGTTTTGAATGCCATGGGCGAAAACGATGACCTTCGCGGTGGCGTCTTGGTCCCACCTGAGTTTTCCACGGCGGTTATCAGCCTGATGGAATCCTACGGCGTGATTTCGCAGTATGCCCGAGACTACCCGATGACCTCGGACACCGTTACCATCCCTCGGCGTGTAAGCGGCTTGACTGCTTACGCTGTTTCCGAAGCCGGTGAGATCACGGCATCGGATCCGACGATGGGCCAAGTCTCGTTGACGGCCAAAAAGTGGGCGACCCTTACCCGCGTTTCGAGCGAGCTGAATGAGGATGCTGTTATCGCTTTGGCTGAATACTTGGCCGAAGAAATGGCACAAGCTCACGCCTTGAGGCTCGATACGGCTGGTTTCCTCGGCAATGGCGAGCCCGTCAACGGTGGCGTCATGGGGCTTGCAAATGCACTCAACGCGGGATCCGTTGTCACTGCGGCATCGACTCAGAACACAGCAGCATCGCTGACGATCGGCGTCTTTCACGCTGCGATTGGCAAGCTGCCTGAGTTTCCAGGTCTCAATCCGGTTTGGTTTGTCCACAAGTCGGTTTGGTCTAACGTCATGGCGCGGCTCCAAGTCGCAGCTGGCGGTAACAACGTCGAGAATTTCGGCGATGGTCCGGTTCGCCAATTCTTGGGCTATCCAGTTGTCTTTGCCCAAGTGCTTCCAAGCACAATCGGGGCATCGACCAAGTTCGCCTACTTTGGCGATCTTTCGATGGCTTCGACCTTGGGCCTTCGACGCGGATTGAGCGTAGTTGCCGACGCTTCGCGATATATGGAATTCGACCAAACGGCTTTCCGATCGACGATCCGCTGGGACTACAACATCCACGAGCGGGGCGATGCGAACAACGCGGGGCCAATCGTTCGGCTTGACTCGGCGGCTTAATTCAATCCAACCAAAAAAGAAAGTAGGTGACCTGTGAACAGTTTGCAACAAGCGAAATATGTAGCGGCCATTAAACCGGCGGCGATTATCGATAATGCATCGGCTACGGCTGACGTTATTGATACACGAGGATGGGAATACGCAACAATCATCGTCCAGCTCGGAGTGACCGACATCGCATTGACGGCATTGAAAGTCCAAAACTCGGCAACGAGTGGCGGGTCTTACGCCGACATTACCGGGGCGACCTTTGCCGGTGGCGCAGGCATGGGCGGAGCTACGCTTGCCTTGCCAAGTGCAACCGACGACGGCCAGACTTGCGTATTCCAAATCGACATGCGAAACAAGGATCCGTTCTTGAAGATTGTCGCCACCTTTGGCGACGGCTCTAACGGCGGTTTCATCGCGGCGGTCTGCGTCCTAAGCCGTGGCAAGATCGGCCCAGTGCTATCTACCGAAGCGGCTGACGGCGATGTTTGCCGAGTGGTCTAGTCTATGGACCTGACCTTACTGAAAGATTGGAACGGCCTACCAGTCGGCTTTCGGCTGGTGGGCGTCCAGGATGGTCAAGCGGAATTGATGATTCAAAGAGGGCTTGCAAGTGCGATTGAAACCCGAAGTAGTGACGAAGCCAACAGCCGAGCCGGTGACGCTCAGCGAGGTCAAGAAGCAGCTCGAAATCGCAAGCAGCGACACAAGCCATGACACGCACTTAACCGCTTTGATTGGGGCGGCTAGGGAGCAATGGGAACACGATACCGACAGCGTGACATGCTTTCAAACGCTTCGGGTCCGATTGCCTTTCTGGACCGATGGATTGAAGCTACCGCGAAGCCCGATCCACTCGATAACCTCGATTCAGTATTACGATGGACTCAACACGCTCCAGACGTTAGCGGCCAGTCAGTACCAATTGCACG